ATCTACAATTCTTAGGGAGCTTCGGCTCCCTTTTTTTTGTTGATTACTTTGTATTGTGGGTGTAAACTCAAGATAGTTTTAAATTAATTAGCTTAATGAGGATCGATTCGATTTCCATTAATACAAGTAAAGGAGTTCATAATGGCTAATCCACATTTTCAAAACTTAATCCTAAATGCAGGTAATACTGTAGCAACAAAACATAAGAAAGATCTTCCTATGTTTCATGTAAATCCATCAAGTACGTTATTTTATCAATACGCAAATGATTTTATGACTTACAATTCTGGTGACTTTACAATAACAACAACTGAAGCAGGCACTGGCTCAGCAACAGAGGCTTTAACTTCTGGTGCAGGTGGCCAACTATTGCTTACTAATGCTGCTGGTGATAATGATTTAGACTTTTTACAATTAAAAGGTGAGTCATTCAAATTGAGTAGTAGTAAAAGAGCTTTTTTTGAAGCTAGATTTAAAGTAAGTGATGCGACACAATCTGACGTTGTTATGGGTTTGCAAATAACTGATACTACACCATTAGCAGTTAGTGACGGTGTTTACTTTATGAAAGATGATGGTGATACAAACCTAGACTTTCATATTGAAAAAGACGGCACAGATACTACTACTGCTGCAGTAACAACGTTAGCTGATGATACTTTTGTAACAGTTGGTTTCTTTATTGACCCAAATACATCACAAGTCTCATACTTTATTGGTGAAGCAGAGCCCGTAGGTGTTGTAAATACTAATTTACCAGATGATGAAGAGTTAACTGTATCTTTTGGTATTCAAAATGGTGAAGCAGCAGCTAAAACTATGACAATTGATTACGTAAATGTAATTTGTGAAAGATAGGAGTAAACAATGGCAGATACAGTAACTTCGCAAACTATCCAAGATGGTGAAAGAGTCGCAGTATTAAAGTTTACTAATGTATCAGATGGTACAGGTGAATCAGCAGTAAAAAAAGTTGATGTATCAGCACTTACTACAAATAGTGCTGGTGAATCTTGTACCAGTGTTTCTATAGCTCGTATATATTGGGCTTGTGTTGGTATGAGAGTAAACATCGAGTTTGATGCTACTACTAATGTTTTAGCTATGCCATTACCAGCAGATAGTACAGGAGATGAATATTATGATTTATTTTCTGGCATACCTAATAATGCTGGTTCAGGCGTAACTGGAGATATAGACTTTACAACTGTTGGTCACTCAAGTGGTGACGCTTATTCCATTATATTAGTTTTAAATAAAAACTATTAATAAATGGCTACTAGGAAGCGAGCAAAACAAGTACGCAGAACAGTAGGAAAAGGTGGTAATTACCGCCCCACTAAAAAAGGGGCGGGAATGACCCGCAAAGGCATAAAAGCCTATCGTAAAGCCAATCCAGGCTCAAAATTAAAAGGTGCAGTTACTGGTAAAGTTAAAAAAGGTAGTAAAGCTGCAAAAAGACGTAAATCTTTTTGTGCTAGATCACTAGGTCAGTTAAAGAAAAGTTCTGCAAAAACAAGAAATAATCCTAATTCAAGAATAAGACAAGCTAGAAGAAGATGGAAGTGTTAAATGGCTAAATCAGATCCAAAAGTAGGCACAGGTAAAAAACCAAAAGGTTCAAGTCGAAGGTTATATACCGATGAAAATCCAAAAGACACAGTTTCAATAAAATATGCAACAGTACAAGATGCTAGAGATACAGTTGCAAAAGTAAAAAAAACAAAAAAACCATTTGCTAGATTAATTCAAATACTAACAGTTGGTGAACAAAGATCTAAGTATGGAGGCAAGCCTAGGCAAGCAGAAATATTTAGAAGAGGCAAAGATGCGATTAGAAGAAAACATGGTAGAATAAAATAATGGCAAAAAAGAAATTAAATAAAGTTATCAAAGGCTTGCAGAAAGCAAGTAAAACGCACGCTAAACAAGCAAAAACTTTACAGTCTATAAAAATGAAAAAAGGCGGTAAGGTAAAAAGCGGTGGCAAAATTTGTCCAGAAGGAAAAGCATGGGCAAAGCGTACTTTTGATACATATCCTTCAGCATATGCAAATATGGCTGCATCAAAATATTGTAAAGACCCAAACTACGCTAAAGGAAGTAAGAAAAGAAAGAAAAAAGCCACAGGTGGTTTTGTTTCTATTCGAGGACAGGGTATAGTTATGAAAGAAAGATTAAGATAATGGGTCAGTTAGCAGAGTGGAGAAAACAAAACTGGGTGAGAATAGGTACAGACGGATCTATTAAAGGACCTTGTGGTACAAGTAAGGATAAAAAAAATCCAGATAGATGTTTACCAGCAGCTAAAGCAAGAAGTTTATCTAAATCAGAGAGAGCAACCACAGCGAGAAAAAAGAAACGAGCTGGTGCTAAAGGTAAAACAGTAGTGGCTAATACAAAAAAAGCTAGAGTGTCTGTGAAAACAGGAGGAATAATGATTAAAAACAAAGAAAAAGCAGATTTAAATAAAGATGGTAAGCTATCATCTTATGAGAAAAAAAGAGGCATGGCTATAGAAAGGGCTATGGCAAAGCAAAACCGAATAAAAAAGAAAAAAGGTGGTTTTATAGCTAAAGGTTGTGGAGCTGTAATGAATAACCGAAGAAAGGTAACAACAATAAGTTAGGAGATATTATGCCAAAGAAAAAATCTATAGATCCAAAACAACAAGCAAGACTTGATGCAAAAGTTAGACCAGAAGAGCCAGTATCCGATGAGCGTATTTATCTTAATATGCCAAAGAAAAAAGCTCCTGCAAAAAAGAAAACACCTGCTAAAAAAGGCAGACCTAAGAAAAAGGATTAATTATGTTTAAAAGAACTAAATATTACGCTACTGGCGGACCTGCTAAAAAAACAAAATATATGGCAAAAGGCGGTAAAGCCTCTAAGTATATGGCTAAAGGCGGAAAGGCATCAAAATACATGGCAAAAGGAGGCAAAGCGTCTAAGTACATGGCAAAAGGTGGTAAAGCATCTAAATACATGGCTAAGGGTGGCAAAGCTTCTAAATATATGGCTAAAGGGGGTAAGGCTAGTAAATATATGTCAAAAGGCGGTGCTTAATTAACATTCTAAGATAAAGGGGGTTACTTTGTCGTATTTAATATCAAACATACCACAGTTTAAATGCTGGGTAAGAAAAGAATTTACAGCTAATCATCAAAAATATCACGGTGAGTATTTGCATGCATTAGCTTTTGCAGTAAACACTATACCAGATAGATCTTTATCTTTTCAGGTTGTATTCACAGGATGTGAAACAGATTTGGAGGGCAATCCAGATGAAAATATACATGGTGGTGCCATGTGGGCAAGGATGCCAATACAAGCATTAATAGCTGATGTTCCTTTAGAAGAGTGGCCTACACCTATGGAAGATCATTTAGCACAACCCTGGGACTGCTTATCGCATCATCATTCAGTGGTGGTTTTGGATAGAGTAAGCTCATCACCCTGGATATGTAAAATAGACGGTGAGTTTCATACAGGTACTTATATGTTTACTGTAGATTATACAGAACACTCTATTGCCGATGATTCTGCACAACATAAACAAAGTCATGTGCTATACTTAACTGACGCTGGAGAATACACTGGTAATTTTGTAGCTTTACCTAATAACAGAGTTAGAGCAACAAACCCTGCTTTATGGCGTGTAGGTGAAGGTCCACCAGACTTTTCACCAAGTCAGTGGATTCATTCAGCAGAAAAACATGACAGTTATATGGATTCAAATGTAACATTTGATAATTTATATAATCAGGAAGATAGGTATAAATAATGGCATTATCTGGTAGCACTAATTTTGAACCAAATGTAACAGAGTTTATTGAAGAGGCTTATGAAAGATGTGGTGCTGAATTAAGAACAGGTTATGATCTTAAAACAGCCATAAGAAGTGTCAATTTAATGTTAGCTGAATGGGCTAATAGAGGTTTAAATCAGTGGACTATTGAACAAGCCACACAAACTGTTACAGAGGGTACAACAGATTATTCTTTAAATTCAAACGTCATAGATGTATTAGATGTTGTTCTACGTAGAACAATTAATCAAACACAAACAGATATTAGTATGAATCGTGTAAGCAGATCTGAATATTTAAACATACCAAACAAAACGACAAAAGCACGACCCTCACAGTTTTTCTTTGACAAACTATCAACACCATCACTTAAAATATGGCCTGCACCCGAAAACAGTACAGACATATTAGTATTTAATAAACTCGTTAGAATGGATGATGCAGATAAAGGCACTAATACCATGGATATGCCATTCAGGTTTTATCCTTGTTTTGTTGCTGGTCTTGCTTATTATTTATCACAAAAAAAGAATCCACAACTTACACCACAATTAAAAGCTTTGTATGAAGAAGAGTTTAGAAGGGCTGCAGACCAGGATGAAGATAGAGCTTCATTTAGAGTAAGACCTGATATAAGGATGAATTAATGGCATATGCACTAGGTAAATTTGCAAAAGGTTTATGCGATAGATGTGCATTTGAATATAAACTAAGTGAATTACGTGAAGAATGGAATGGTGCAAAAGTTTGTCCTGACTGTTATGAGCCAAAACACCCACAATTAGAGCCATTAACTGCGACAGCAGACCCAGAGGCACTATACAGACCAAGACCAAATAATGATCATGAAGAGGGAGAGGGTTTTGTTGTAGTTGTGCAGTCTAATATTTTTAGACCAGATTACTTAAATACGTCTACCTTACCTACAAACTTTACAGTAGGCGAGATGACAGCTAATGTTGGCGAGGTTACAATAGTTACATGACGTTATCTGAACTTAAAACATTAATACAAAATTATGTAGAAAATAGTGAAACTACATTTGTTAATACGTTAGACGATTTTATTAAAAACGCAGAAGAAAGAATATTTGAATTAATACAGTTTGATTTTTTTAGAAAAAATGTTACAGGTAATTTAACAACAGGCAATACTTATTTAACAGCTCCTTCTGACTTTCAGATGAGTTTTTCGTTAGCAGTTATAGATGGTAATGGAGATTACAAATACTTAGATAAAAAACATCCTACTTTTATGCGTGAGTTTTCAGTAGATCCCACGGATACAACAGCTAGAGGTCAGCCCCTGTACTATGCAGATTTTGATAAAGAATTATCAACAGCTAGTAATAATGGATCTACTTTGATTGTAAGCCCTGTGCCAGATGCAGATTATAATGTTGAACTGCATTATTTATTCAAACCTAATTCTTTAGTCACTGATACCACAGGCACATGGATTTCTAATAATGCTAGAAACGCTTTATTGTATGGATCTTTAGTTGAAGCAAATATATTTTTAAAAGGTGAAAGCGATATGCAACAGCAGTACGAGCAACGCTTTTTACTTGAAATAACAAGGCTTAAAAACCTTGCAGAAGCTCGCGGAAGGAGAGATGAATACCGTTACGATTCTTTGAGGACAACGGTATCCTAAAATAAATGAAACAAATAGAAAGTCTTAAGGGCAAATCAGTTGCCATAGTCGGTATGGGTAAAAGCTGGTTTGATTACAATCTAGCTAAATCACACGGGGTGCATTTTGACGAAGTATGGGCTATAAATGGCGTAGCATCAGTCATATATCACGATAGAGTATTTATGATGGATCCTGCATCTAGATTTTTAGATACAGATGATGCTGGAGGTCAAACAAAAAGTATGGCTGACATGTTACAAGAACATGAAGGACCTATATACACATGTGAATTAGATGATCGTTGTCCTGGTCTTGTAGAGTACCCTTTAGAAGAAGTTGTGCAATATTCTAACTGTCACTATCTAAACAATACGGTTGCATACGCAGTAGCCTTTGCTTATTGGAACGAAGTTGCTAATCTTAAAATGTTTGGCATAGATTTTAGTTACAAAGGTAATTTACACTTTGCAGAGGCAGGTAGAGGGTGTGTAGAGTTTTGGTTAAGTAAATGTATATCGGCAGGTATGCAAGTAGAAGTTGCACATAGTTCAGGCTTATTAGATACAGATGTACCAGCAGAGCAAAAACTATATGGTTATCATAGGCTACAAAACCCATATATTATTTTGGTTGGCGAAGACGGTATTAAATTAGAAAGGATTAACACCTTAGATATTGTTAAAAAAAAACAAGAACCTGTTTTAATAGATAGGCATGATTCACACCTAAAACCACCAGAACCAAAGAAATGGTAGATGAAATAACACCAGCAGGTATGCCTGGATTAGGTCTTATAGAGGCTAAAACAAGTAATTATGGTGGACATCCTCCAGAGTTTTGGGCAGAAAGATTGACAGAAAAAATAGTAAGCACTAGCGAAAGCGAAGATCCATACATAAAAGAGCAAGCAAAGGCTTATAGGGACGCTATTTACCAAGTTTGTTTGATTTATATAAAAAATGCTATAAAATCTTATAAAGCTACTTTGATACAAGACTTTGTTAAGTCTGGTGATACGGAGTTAGCAGATATAATTAAAAGGATTTAATATGGCTATTACATCAACATTAACCACAAGTTTTAAGAAAGAACTTCTTGAAGCAGTGCATAACTTCAAAAACTCAGGCGGAGATACTTTCAAACTAGCTCTATATACAAGCTCGGCTACTTTAGGTGCTACCACTACGGCTTTTACTACAACAGGACAAGCAAGTGGTACTAACTATACATCTGGCGGTAGTAATTTAACGAGAGTAGATCCTACTTCAAGTGGCACGACAGGTTTTACTGATTTTGCTGATTTAACTTTTGGTACTGCTACAATTACTGCTAGAGGTTGTATGATTTAAGAATAGCTTGATCTAGCCTCTTATGGCTAATATTACTGGTTGGGGTCGAGGCACCTGGGGTGAAGGTGCTTGGGGCGAACCCATACCAGTTACTCTTACAGGGGTAGCGGCTACAAGTGCGTTAGGCACTGTTTCTATCGTAGCTAAAGCTAACGTTACTCCCTCATCACAAGTTGGTACTACAGCAGTAGGCACGCCTACGTTTGATTGTGAGGCTAATGTCAGTCCAAGTGGCTTATCTGCTACTTCAGCTCTTGGAACTCTAACAGTAGTAGCAAAAGCTAATGTCACACCATCTTCTCAAGTGGGCACAAGTGCCGTAGGATCTCTTACAGTTGTTGCTAAAGCAAATGTAACACCCAGTTCACAAGTTGGTACAACCGCAGTTGGTGGGGTCGGCGTAAACGGTGATGCAGTTGCGAACGCTCCTAGTGCTGTAGCCACACTCGGTAGTGTCAGCGTAGATGTTGACGGTGAAGCAAATGTAGTAATTTCAGGCCTTACAGCTACATCTGCCGTAGGATCTGTAACCATTCATCACAACGCAAGATTTAATATTGATGGTGTTTCTGCTACTAGCGTTGTTGGATCTGTAACTGTTACAGGTAAAGGTAACATTAATTTAGTAGGTGTTTCTGGAACAGGAGAGGTGGGTAAAGTATCTATCTGGTCGCTAATAGATGATACACAAACAAAAAATTATGCTAATATAAATACTGACCAAAGTTCATCCTTTGCTGAGATTAATGAAACACAAACCCCAAATTGGGAAGAGGTAGCATAAAATATGGCAACTTATGTAAATGATTTAAGGTTAAAAGAAATAGCTACAGGTGACGAATCAGGTACCTGGGGAACTTCTACGAACACTAATTTAGAACTTATTGCAGAGGCTTTTAGCTTTGGTACAGAGGCGATAACTACTAACGCAGACACACACACTACTACAATAGCAGACGGATCGACAGATCCAGGTAGGTCAATTTACTTAAAATATACAGGTACACTTGATTCAGCTTGTACTATTACTATAGGCCCAAACACAGTATCTAAGCTTTGGTTTATAGAAAACGGTACAAGTGGTTCACAAAATATAATTATTTCGCAAGGTAGTGGTGCTAATGTGACGATACCTGCTGGTGATGTAAAAGCAGTTTATT